TATTAAAACTTAGTACTATCACAGACCCTTTTAAAGGTGTTTGTGAGAAATTAAGTAATAATGAACTAATTGGAGTACGTAATGATCTTCTTGGGCATAATTACCCTAAGTTCAAAGGTACTCCAGCCTGGTTATTTAGTCTATCCGCGGGTCCTGCATCTTCCAAAGCATGAGAGGGTATTTGAGGTGATGTAATATCTTGAATGTTACATCCCAATTTACCCATTCTGTTCAAGCTTATCGATACATTGTACGGTAAGGACTGTTCGCTTCGTATAACTCTAGACAAAGAAATGCGTCTTCTATGACAGCATGATTTGAAAAGATCCGGAATAAACCGGACTCTAGGTAAACTAGAGGAGAAATTGGAAGCTGCTGGAAAGATTCGAGTATTCGCTGTAACTGATTCAGTTACTCAAGCGGTGTTGCGACCTTTACACGATTATTTGTTCCAATTGCTTAAAGCTCTACCACAGGATGGTACATTTGACCAGTCAGCTCCTTTAACATTGCTATTAAAGAAGTATCCTGGTGTAAGATATTATTCTTACGATTTATCAGCAGCTACTGACAGATTACCTGTCAGACTGCAGGCTCAAATACTTGATTTAGTATTAGGCCTTCCTGGGGTAGGAGAACTCTGAAGAAGAGTCCTCGTAGATCGGTCATGATTACACACCAAAAGTGGTGTAAACTACAGATATTCTGTAGGACAACCGATGGGAGCTTATAGCTCTTGAGCCATGTTAGCTTTAACTCATCATTTTATAGTAAGGACAGCTGCTATCCGTTGTGGTTTATACCACTTCGATGCATATGCCATACTAGGTGATGATATTGTTATTGCTAATGAGCAAGTGGCTAGCGAATATTATACTTTAATGACTGAATATTTTGGAGTAGATATTAATCTATCAAAATCTTTAGAAGGTAAAGTTTTAGAATTCGCTAAGAGAATAATCGGAGAAGTGGAGTTCACTCCAATCGGACCTAAGAACCTCTTATTGGCGATTAAATCACCTGCCTCACTTCCAAGCGTTTTCCTTGATTTAAAAGGAAAAGGCTTTGAATTGTCAGAAGATCAATTTGATCTTTTGATGGACACGTGTCCTTTCAACAGAAAGGAATATTTAAAGACCGTTTGAATGATCAAAGGACCGTTCGGTTTTATACCGACAGTATCTGGGTTATCTTCTATTACTAGATTGGATAACTCGCTAAACCTGTCCACGATTGACATGCTGCTTGCAGCAATAGATCGTACACTCTATGATATTGCTATCAAAGAGTGGGTACGAGAACTTTCAGAATCAAAAGTAAAGATTTCTTCTCTTGAGCGGTATGTCCATTCCTCTGTTGGGGAGTGGATTACTGATAAAGGGGAAAAGTATTCACACTATTCCTCCGATATTCCTCTTGAGAAGTCCTTCATCTATTGAGACTTACGGTCTCAGTTAATTGACTTAACGGAAACACTGTTGCGGAAGAAACCGTACTATACGACGGGTTCTTTAAATTCGAT